CCCTTGAGCAATGGTTTGCTCGCGGTCTTCCTCCGGTCGAAGCTCGAAATCGACATAAAATCCATGTCTTTCTTCCGCCATCATATCGACCATCTTTTTCCCCTTGGAATTAAAGAAGGGGGTGCCTCACCGAGACACCCCCGACTAAAGTTAAGCAGAGCTTCCGTCATCCATGAACGGACGCTGGATTTCGAATTCAGCGAGTCCACTCGACGGGGTATCGACGGCAGAAGCACCAATGGCAAGTTTCACGCGATCCCCGGAAACAACAGCATCGTCAATGCTGCCTGCCGTGGAAGTCGCGTAGACCAGACCATCGTCAGCATAACTGGCTAGAGCCTTGCCAACCGCCTTGCCGCCGATCTGATACCAGCCATATTGACTAGCAACATTGATCGACATTGAGGTGGCAACCGGGCCGATGGCATTAGCAGCCAGAAGCGCGGTTGAATTGTCGTCTGCGTTGTACGTCACAAAGGAGCCTAGAACAGTAGATGCGACTCCCTTGAGGTAAACAAACTCACCGGCACCATAATCGGTGGAAGCGCGATCCACCGCCTCGACAATGGTTCCGAGTGGCTGGTTTTGAGTTGTCGAGGTATCAGCGATATTCTGCATCCCGACAATCGGATTAACAATTTGATAGTCAGACATGGTTTTTTCCTTTCAGGAAATAGAGTTTGAATGAAACGAAGTATTGCCGATTGTCTGGCAAGACTAAGCCTTCATTACACCCTGAAGTGAACGGTTCGATACTGTCATATTTCCTTGCCAGATAATCGGCAATACTTGAGCATCTTGGTTGACCGACGACTTTTCGGGGACTTCCGTCCAGTTTGCGTCACGATGGGCGCAAATGCCGATGTAGTCGGTGTTCAGGAAATACGCGTGAGCATCCGGCATTCCAGCCGCCGAACTGTCATAGACCACATCCGCGCCTTTGTACTTCAACGAAGTAGTGCCGGTTTTCAGATCGGTCGTATTCGTATACCGCTGGATGCTGGTCTGACTATTGTCGAAGAACGTGAAGTAAGTATCGTCCATGACAATAAGATCAGGCATGTCGTTGTTACGCGTCAGGTTGAGCCACAACGGCAGCATGAGGCTTTCGATAGTGGTCGAGCTTGGCGTAATAGCCCCACCGCCCTGTAACGGGCTGGCCGCAGATTGAAGGATGTTTTTCCAGAAGGTATAAGTCCCGGAAACAATCCCGCCAACAGTTCCCGTTCCAGCATCTGAAACGAGAGCCTGCAAACCGTTGATCTGGTTGGCAGTGGTGCCGTCGCTATAGATGTCGGTCGAGAAATTGTTGCCAGCGGTACGCATCGCATTCTTCAGCTTGTTCTTGACAAGCTTGATGATGCCTTCCTTGCCGCTGTTCTGCCGAATTTCCAATCCAGACGCCACCACGTTAATGGCGACCTGTTTCCATGCGAAATTGGCAGCGGTAAACACTTCCGACTGAGCAATGTCGAGCGTGTCATATCCACTGTACCGCTGATAAGTGCCATTCTCCGCATAGTCGAGCGGAATCTGGATTTCCCAGCCGCCGGAAATAAGATCGACGCGACCCTTTTCCGTCAGCCGCTGGTGCAGAGCGGTGTGGTTCGAGATGTTATCTTCAAGATAAGTGTTCTTGAAGTGGCGATAGGTAATCGCCGAGATTTCCGTAAACGAACTATTGGCTGGCATGATAATGCCCTTTCATATCTAGGCCGTCATGCGGTCATCTACCAAAGCTCCGATGAAATCATCAACACTTTTCGCTTTCGCAGCACCCGCTGGCAACGCGCCAGTGGCCTTGATGTTAGTACCCCCGGCCCGCTTTGCCGCCGTGGCGTCTTTCTTCGCCTTGGCGATCCGCTCGGCTTCGGATTTGGCCTTGCGGTCGACCTCAATCTTCCCGGAAACCTCGTCGTTGGTTGCCAGGGCCATTTTATAAGCCAACTCAAGATATTGATCGCTGGTCAGTCCGGGTTTACTCTCACGCAGAGCGGAAACAATCGGGACCATCTCTCTTTCAAGTTCTGCATAAAACGGATTCGCTGTCGCGAAGTCATTTATGACACCTGAAACGACTCGGCCTTCTTGCTCCAACTGCTGGTTCTGCTGTTGTGCGAAATGATTCTCGAAACCTTCGATGCGTTGCCGCATTTCGAGCATTTGAGGATCGACGGCGTATTCACCGCCGCTTTCATTCAAGGCAGAAACCGGAATTCCACGCTGTTCAAGCAGATAGCGCGTAAAACCAACGGGGTCTGCATCTGCATAATCGGAAAGGGCGAAAAGCTGACCTATGGCGGTGCCTTCATCCATTCCGTTCATTGCAAACTGCTGACGCCGGGGCGCAATGGTCTGCTCCAACTTGTCGTAAAATTTCCGCTGTTCTGCTACTTCCATTGTCTTCCGCGTGTAGTCCGCTTCTTGCGCCCTGACGCGATCTGAAATCCATTGCTGGTTTTCAGGCGGCAAGGCATAAAAAGTTTCGCGGTCCTTCGCAGACATGGATTGCGGGGCTGTGATGGTCTGATTATCAGGTTCAGAGCCTTCGCTGTCTGCGTCATCCGTTGCTTCCACAACGGTATCTTTATCGGGTGTAGACACCCCCGATTCTTCAGTGGGCGTGACTTCAGGAGTCGCGACCTCGACCTTGGGGGAGCCGATCACGGCATCCTCCGAATTCAAGGCGTCGAACTGAGCGCCCATGAAATCATCCATAGACTCCGTTTCGACAACGACATCTTCCACATCATCCGCCATCACGGTTTCCCTCTAAAAATCAATCTGTCGGGCAATCGCATCCACCGACTTGTCTATCGCCGCGTCCATCGACGCCTCTATTCGCTTTTTCCCGTTCTTCTTAACGTCCTCGAATTCACCTTTTTCGTGAACCCGGCAACCGTGCAATTCCAGATTCTCTCTGTGTTCGCGACGGCCATCAATGGTCTTGCCTGTTATCGGGCAGTCATATGGCTGGTAGTCCCCCGCCACATACGGCGCAGCAAGGTGGGACCGCTTCAAGGAATAATCGATCTGGACCCTGCGCGAACGTGGCTTGGCCGTCCATTCGATATCATCATATTTGTCACCGTAAACGCTCATTGCAGCACCGGCTCAATGAAATCTTCGTCATCATCGTCCATGACCATCACGGTGGTTTCTGCCAGCGGCATACCCCCGACATCGCGTGTCGCGGAAACGACTTCATTAATCCTGGCCATTATCTCGGACGCTCGCGCCAGAGCTTCTTCAGGGCTGGTCATATTAACTTCAGGCCCGTTGAATTCGGCCATGATCGCCTTCGCCAGATCAACCTGACGCTGCTTGTCGGCCTCACCCGCCTCGAATTCCATCTTTTCACGCGCCATCTGCATATCGGCCTGAATTTTCATGCCAAGATCAGGTTCAGGCTTCTGCGCCTCGAATTCCCTCAAAGCCATATCGCGCTCTTTCAGCCCGATCTCCTGTTCCTGTATCATCAGGGACGCTTGCTGGACTTTCGCATCCAGTTGCATCTTGTCTGCTGCCAGGCGTGTTTTCTGTTGCGTATCCTGGGCCTTGGTCGCAGAATTCTGCTGCTCCATTTGTATCTTCGCCTGTTCGGCCTGCATCTTCATCTGCTCGGCTTGAGCCGCCGCTTGTTGTTCCATCTGCTGGGCCTGTATCTCCTGACCACTCCCCGCAGCACCGGAGTCATCCCCGTCTTCCCCGATCATATCAAGGGCATCCTCGACTTCACGGCCCATCCGGAACCGCCTGACCGCAGACATCAGCAACGACTTGGCCGCATCAAGCGGCAAATACCCCGCCGCGACCGCCGGGCCGGCATTGCTGATGAATGTCGAAATCCCGCTTAACAACTCGGTCACCGACTTCTGATCCATCGCCTGATCCCCGGCAATGGTGGAATCAGTCTCAATATCAACCCGGTACGAACGCTGCTTATCGTCGCGCAAGACTTGCATACACTCGTCCCAGGTCGGTTTCTGGAGTATCTCCTCCAACTGGGTCGGTATCGGCTGCTGTTGCTGGGCCATCATCTGAGCCTGTTGCTGCGCCATCATCCTTTCTTCCGGCGAAGGCAGCTTGATGTCGGTCATCATGGCAATACTGTCGGGACTGAAATGCTCCGAGATAATCTCCGCAGCAAGACGGACAAGGCCGCGAGCATATCGCTGAACTTCACGACCCATATCGTCCAGGCGCATGGTGCCGAACTGAACCTTGAGTTGCTGCGCCCCCAGTGTCTCGGACGAAGCCGTGGAACCGCGCATGATGTCGGCAATTCCGGTGATTTCATAGATGGTTTTCTTGATTTGCTCGCGCTGATTGTAAAGTTCGTTCAAAACCCCTGCGATCTTCTCAATCGGCCACATCCAGACCGCTTTATCCAGCCCACCCGACTGCATAAGCGGCAGCACATCCTGCGCGGGGATCATCATATTCTCCCCGGAGTCCATCAAATTGGACATTTCCGTGATCGTGCTGTCGTAAATGCCGCGCACCTTGCAGGCGGCGATAATGCCGGATATTCTGCGCGTGATATTGTCCAGTTCGTTGGCCTGATCACGGTAAAACCGAAACGGCTCGACCGGGACAAGACTGTCCGTGTTTTCAGTCGAATACAGGGGCCGCGGCGTCGGGAAAAACCCGCGAAGCTGCAAAGGATCGGGGTCCGTCTTCAACGGGCGCTCCTTCACGCTCTTGGAGATGAAAATCACCTCTTTCTGGCGACTACACCATATTTCCCACACCGTTGCCCGCTTGAACGTGTCGGCGACAACATCGCCGTCCTTATCTTCCATGCCAATCGGCGTGTAGTCAAGCTCGACCTCGTCGCCGATCTTGTCGCCGAACTTGTCGCGCAAATCGTCTCGCGTCATCAAATGGCTGAATGCAACCCATTCGACTTCTTCCCATGTGCGACCGGGACCGTGGCGGAAATCAGCCCAGTTGACATGCTGAAACTTCACCTCCTCGCTCTTCAAATCATCGTATGGGTCGCCCATTTCGTCGGATTCTTCGCTGAACACCGGATCGTACCGCACCCGCGTAACGCCGCGTCCGCAAATCTGCTGATCCTTGATCGCCAAGCGCATGTACCGGTCGAAATCGCAATCATCCATCGTGAACGACAACGCCCGCTCCAGAACCTCGGAGATTTCCTTGCCAACCGGGTCAGCGTCCCGGTAGCGCCGCCGAACATCCGGCGTCGGAGACTGATTATACAACGCCGGGCAAATCGTCTGGATGTTGGAATATAAAATGTTGTAGCGATTGGAAGACGAATAGCGCCGCTCGTTCTGCGATTTCTCGTCGCGGTACCGCTCCTGGACATCTTTCGCGCGTTCGCGCCAGTTTTTCTCGACCTTATCGCTCAGATCAAGCTCGGCAATCCAGCGAGCGACAACGCCGGGTGCGCCCTTGCCCGCATCTTCCGGGGTGACTAACGTGCCGCCTTGAGCGTCCATATTATCAGGCATATCCGCCTTTTTTCCCGTTGCTACTCAGCGCCGTCATCATGTCAGCCCTATTGTACTTCTTAGCCACACGCTGCGAAATTCCGGCCTTCTTGGCGAACTTCGGATTGTTCGCCGCTGCGGCCATGAATTTCTTCTGTTTCTTCGATGTGCTGGGCATTCGCAATTATTGCCTCAAATCAGGAAACTTGTCAATCATACCTGGCCCTCCGCTTGCTGACCGATTTCATCAGGTCGTTCATGGTCATGGTGGACGGCCCACCGATGGTCAATGTCGGGTTCAATATGGGAGCCTTGGGCTTGACCGGCTCCCTCCAGACCCACGCCAGATACCGCAGCGCATCCGCGAAGTGATTTGTCCAATCATGGACGGGCCGGTCCCGGAAGCATTTTTGCTCATCGTCCCATTCTCTTCGGAACTGCCCCAAGGCATTCAAGAAATCTTCCTGATCCTCGTCAATCCACAAGCGCGGGAACAGATGCCGCGCCGCCAGGATGCCTTGCATTTCAGTGTTGGTGTTTCGCAGGATATTCACGCTTTTAAGGCCGTGGTCCTTGGTCAGTTGCTCGTACACCGACCGCCCAGCTGCCGCCAGCGTCCTGGCCTGCGCATCATGGGGGAGCCAGTGCCGGGAATATTCGTAAGGCTTGTCGGAAATGACCCCGGCGTAATGCTCAAGATTATGACCATTTGCGCTATAGGTATCGATGATCCGCACTTCGTTGGCGATGATCTGCACGAATAGAATAATCGTATCGTCCGAATAGCCAATATCCCAAACGGTCATCACAGGGAGATCGGGGTCATATTCGACCTCGCAAATACGGCCTTCGGATCGTGCCACCGATAGTTCCGTACCATAAAAGCTGCCAAGAATAGCGGCCTCGAAGCTGCACATATATTCCTGTTCGAATTGAGCCGCACCAAAGTCGGCGCCGTAAAGCGCGACATATTCCGCTCTGATTTCGTTAAGCTGCGCCTCTGCGAAAGCGCCAGTGTCCACGACATTCGATATCTCGGCAAACCAGCCTTCAGTCCTCATGCCGTAATTATACATCTCGAATGCGTGATTCTTGCCGCGCGGCGTTGTGACAAACATCGCCCAACCATTATTCTCTCGCAGCATTGGGCTGATGTAGCCCCAGGCCGATGGGTTAGCCAATGCCCACTCGGAAAACGTAATGCCAGCCACACTAGCGCCGACCAAGGAATTGTACCGGTCCGATCCGATCACTTGCCATGTCGCGCCATTCTTGAACCGAATGAACATCTCCCCCTCGTTCGTCACCTCACGCAATTCCTCGGGGAATGCTTCATCGATCCGGCGCAGCCCTGTATGCGGATTGACCGCCGACCAGATTGCTTTGCGAGCCTGGGCGAATTCAGGAAGGCATGTCCAGTATGTTGCCGGGCGGTCTATCAATGCCTGGAACGTCACATCAAGCGCGATTTCATCCTTGCCCCAGCGACGGTGCGCGATGGATATGGCTCGTTTATTCTCCATCCCGCCGTCAACCATGTATTTATGCAGCGGAGCCTGATATTTCCTGATGCGGCGCTGAACTATCATTTCTCGTAGATATTCTGGATTGACCAGCTTACATCGCCGCTATGTTCGATCTCGCTTTTTTCCTTCCAGCCCATTTGCGTCTTGGCCCAGAGAGTCGCTGCCGTCATATTCCCCGCTAGGGCCGCGTTGAATATTGACCCACCGATTTTGACGTTGGCCTTGATCTTTGAGGTTGCCAGTTCTCTGGGGAAATGCTTCCGCAGGGTCTTGTCGTCAATCCCATCCCCGATGCAAAGCGCAATGCCTTCATGCGGAATGCCCACGGCGCACATGAGACTGACCGTCTTCCGATCATCATCGGTCGGCTTGTAGGCTGGCCGACCGTTCGGTTTTCCTGTGGCTTTACGAGGCATCGGCCAATAGAGGGGAAAAAGTCTCCCCGCTCTCCTCTAGTTTGGCCTGTTGGCCGGTGTTTTTCTTTTTTAATATCATCTCGTAATTATTAACACCAGATGGTATTTCAGCATCTTGTTTCCGGATAAGTTTATTCCGCTTGAACGGCCCATAATCAACGTGATGGTGTATCCTTCCGAACTTATGAACCAACCTTGAAACGTCTGGATGGGTTGTTATCATCATCTGAGATTTGCCTATAGTCCCGGTTTGAGAATATTTTTGCCCTTTTTGTGGTTTATCGTCCGCTTGATAAAGTTCGGAAGTATTGCCGCCAGACAGGGATTGGGTCGACATCTTTTCTTGTAGGAATGCGTTAAATTGAATGGTGCACCATTTAGCCTTTAGCATATCCAAAGAGAGGATAGTGTCCTCGTTATATCGCCCACGCCACCGGAACGGAACATCGTTCCTGATAAAATTACAGGAATATATACGCGTATTGGTAATAAACGGAGGAACTTTCGACCGAGACGGAGCAAACATATAATAATTAGGCCCAGCCATAGATACGTTCTCATATCTCAGGCAGAAATCTTCCATTGCCTTAAAGAACGAGCTGCTGGCAACTTTGACCTTTTCATTTTTGTTAAGCCGCCTGAAACTTCTAATATTATCGTCCATTACCCAATGCCAGCTATGGCCGTTTGACTTTGAGTGATCCCACGCAAAATTTCTTACTGGCCCAGCCCCGGTTGATTTTGCCAGCCCATGATTGTCGCAGAGTTCATATTTATCTTTATAAGACATATCCAACTCGACCGCCGTGGTCAATAAATCCATTGATTTAATAGCTTTCCTGTACTCGTCCATTTGGCTTGGCTCGACCACAACATTGTGCTTGATACCCATATAAGTTAGATATTTTGATGTCATCATATGCTCTGACCGGCTTTTGCTGGGAATATATATAGGGAAGTCACCCATATCTTTTTGCCTCTGTATCCATATTTTCTTGTTCGGGAAACCATATTGAGTTTGTTTGATCTGTATGGCTCTGGCCTATGATGCTAAAGAATTCCGCCACATCGTCATTATTTTCAAAATGTACGATAACGTGTCTGAAGGAAGTTTTATCGCCCTGATCAAATTCAGGCATTCCCTCCCATTCTGCTTCCGCGTCGGTTTTACCCTCCTCGGTAGGCAAAAATAAATTAACAAGAGCGCCTTCATCAAACCCGACCAGGCTCAAATCGAACCCCTCGCTGTCGAGGTCTTTCATTTCCACCGCTAGCAAATCCAAATCCCATTCGGCGTTTTGAGGCAATTGATTATCCGCTAGCACATAAGCTTGCTTCTGCGCATGGCTCCAGCCGGTTGCCGTCATGGTCGGGATTTGTTTGATGCCCAGCTTTCGCGCTGCCATGACGCGGCCATGCCCGGCTATGATCCCACCGTCCTCATCGATCAGCACCGGGGTCGTCCATCCCCACTCTTTGATCGATGCCGCGATCTGCGCCACCTGATCGTCGGAATGCGTCCTGGCATTCCTCGCATATGGTATCAGCGCATCCACTTTCCGCCGTTCGATTTTATCCGCAGGCCAATCCATTAAAAACCCCCCCTGCCCGCAGAGTACCCCCAAACCCCTACCCTAAAGGGTAGGGGGGTTTTTGGGGTACACGTTTCTGCGGTTTTTAGCCCCTCGTACCCCAAAAACCCCAGAGGTACCCCAGGGGTTTTTAGGGTAGCTCGCATAAATTGTTTAAGCATTGCGCGCTACAACCATTGCGGATGCCCAAACGGTATCTATGACGATCCATCCATCCAGATGTTTTTCGATCATATTTGCCATCATCAGCGCCCCGATCAGCTTGTTGTCATAGCTCGGATTGAGCATATTCTTGACCGTGCGCTCTGCCATGCCATCCGCCTCCAGTTTCCTGGTTAACGCCAGCCGGGATAGATATGGCGCACCATCGTGATCCTCCGCGCCAGCCGACCACCACGCATTCTCAAATATTTTTCGATGCTTGGCAAGAGGGCTGTCCTTCTTGGCCTTGACAGGCTCCTGACCGGCCACCAGCACCGCGCTGGTCACCTGGTCGCCATCCTCATCGATCCAGCCTTTAATCGGCACCGATTGCAGTTCGGCGAATACCGGCTCGGCCTCTTCGGCATCCTTGGATTTACGCTGTATGATTTCAATGGTATCGCCGGGGACCACGCTGATTTCAATATCCAGCGCCCCGCGCCACGCTGATGACCCCCGCGCCCTGTGCTGCGCCTCGCTTGATACGCCGGTATGATGGACTAAAATCACGCTGCACTCGAATTCGTTAATCAACGATGAACAGGCATCCAGCATGGATTTGGTATCTTGCGCCGAATTCTCATCACCATCCAAAAACCTGTGAAGCGTATCGACAACGATGATTTCAGGTGTATTGGGTAAGGCGCGGAGTGCGTCCGCCGTTTTCTGATAACCCTGCGGCGTATTCAAATCCAGGCCATGCCGGGATAGCCACATATCAAGGGCTGGGACGCCCTTATGCTGCTTCCATGCAGCAACACGCCCACGCAGACCATGATGGCCCTCACCGGCCAGATAAACCACCGTGCCGGGCCGAACCTTATTCCCGAACCACTCCGATGCCGCGCCCTTGCTGGCAACTGCCATTACCATGTCGAGAACCAAGAAAGTCTTGCCGCCACCACTGGGGCCATGAACCATGATCAATGCTTGGCTTTGCAGCCATCGCTTAATCTGCCAGCGGATCGGGTCAGGCTGTTCGGAAAAAGCATCAGCCGGAATCAGCCAATCATCGGCGACGGGGAATAGCAGCCCGGCCAGATCGCCGTGGGCTTGCTGATAATCGTTGGCATCGCCCTCGGTCGGGGGCATTACGATGCGCCCGCCATGTTTGGCGGATGCTTCGTCTGCTTTATTGCGCCCGACACCGGATGCGTCATTATCGGCCACGATCACGATTTCCTGCGCCTGGCCGTGCGTCTCGCGCAACTGGCCGACGATTGCGGGTAGGTTATTAGCCGAATAAGCGATCACGCAAGGCCGACCGGATACCTCATGGATCGTCGCGGCGGTCGCGTATCCCTCGGCCACGAATATCGGGCCGGGCGTTACCTCGCCCAACATCCAACTGCACGATTTAGTCGTACCGCCTGGGTGGTAACGCTTTTCATCCTCTGAAATATATTGTAACGAAGCGAGAGCGCCGTCCGCGCTGTAAAGCGGGACAATCAACCGGCCATCGCCGGTCAGCCTCGCGCCATGCGGGTCGACCCCCTTGCGCTTTAGATATGGGTGATCGGGGCTGGCAGCTATGGCCTCGGTCCATATCGTGTCCACCGTGCCAGCCGCAATCTCGGCCTTGCGCTGCCGTGCCAAATCACGCTCGGCCTTGGCCTCGGATTGCCGGCGGGTGATTGCCATATGCTCGGCGGCGGTCAGCTCGCGCCCAATTTCCGCTTTGAATACGCAGTCGATCTGATCGCGCCAGCAACCAAAGCGCCCGGCGACAGGCTCGTCTGGGAATGCGATGTACCAGCCGGAATCGTCACGTTTGCGGCCTTTGGTGGAGAATCTGTGAAGCTGGCCGTCTAGCGTGAGATTTGGCGGCGGATCGATCCCGGCGGATCGCATGGCATTGGCAAGCTGGATTTCTGGTGGCTCGACGTGTTTGCTGGCCGGGACGAACGCCCCGCCGAAAATGTCCTTTATGTCAGTCATCAGCCTTTAATTCCCCGTCCGAGAAACGCTCAATTTCAAACTGCCGCAGCCTGGGCGGATATTCGCCCCATCGGTATGTTCCGTGGGGCCAAATGCCAAGGAAATCGGCCATTTTTTTGCGACTCCCAAAAAAGGCGATTGCTTCGTCGGTGGTCATTTTCTCACCTCAATGTTGATTTAAGGTTTTACACCATAAGCCAACTGTTATATAAATGTAAATGCAAATCGCAACCGGGATGTCCCGACCGCGATATAAAGGAGAAGCTAACATGACCAATGGCTATTATGACGATTACGACGATTACGACGATTACCCGATAGATGGAGTGGGATTCGCGGACCCAGGCGGAGGGAGCGCGTTAAGGGCTGCGACAAAGGATAACCCGCGCAATTTACCCTGCCCAACCTGTCGCGAACCTGACCGGCTGACAAGGATAGACCGGGCGCATGGATACCAATGTGACACATGCGCGGACCGCGCCGAACAGGGATGGTAGGTATGAAGACGATCAAATTGAACGGCAAGAAAATCAATCTCAGCATAGCTGAAGAGCGCGCCCTTAGAACTCTCGCTTGGCATGATTTCGCCGCGCCGCCTAACGCCTTCGAGGAGGGGCCGCGAAAATGGCGCAAATATATTCTGCCTCGCGGAAACCGCGCGGTGGAGCTTGGAGTTAACATTTCGACCCCGGCGTCTTGCAAACGTGCGGACAAATATTTCGCGAGGCACCCGCGTCGGCGGATTTGCGTTACGGGCGATCCGCGCCGGATCAACGCGATCTTGAAAAAGGTGGATGGATCATGAAAACCCCTCAAAACGCCTACGAGGCGACCGTCTTGGCACTAAGCCTAGCCCTGACGGCACAGACTGTGGAACAGGTGGACGAGTGCGTCGATATCGCGGCCAGCTTTGATCTGACAAGAGAAGAGATGGACCGCGCCAAGGTTGAAGCTGTCGAAATTGTACAGCGCAATATCAAAATTTGGAGCAACGCCGGAAGCGCAATATCAAAATTTGGAGCGAATAAATGATCGACCTGAAATCAACATCGACCGTTAAATCGGGCAGCATTAAAATGCTCGCCTATGGTCAAGCGGGATCGGGCAAGACCAGCCTGATTCCAACCTTGCCGACGCCGGTCATCTTATCGGCGGAAGGCGGGCTGCTTTCCATCGCGCACAAGGAAATTCCATTCCTTGAAATCTCCGATATGGACGCTCTCCGCGAGGCGTACAAATGGCTCGCCGAGTCCGACGAGGCCAAGCAATTTTCCAGCGTAGCAATCGACAGCATCAGCGAGATCGCAGAGGTCTGCTTGGGGAAAGAAAAGGCAATCGCCAAAGACCCTCGCGCGGCCTACGGCGAAATGCAGACAACGATGGCCGAAATCATACGGTCGTTCCGCGATCTGCCCAAGCACATCCTGATGACGGCGAAACTGGAAAAGGCGCAGGATGAAATGGGCCGGATGCTTTATTCGCCATCCATGCCGGGCAATAAAACCGGGCAATCGCTGCCCTATTATTTCGACATTGTCGCCGCCCTGCGAGTCGAGAAAGACGCGGAAGGCGTGACGCAGCGGGCAATGATGCTGGAGTCAGACGGGCTGTGGCAAGCCAAAGACCGGTCGGGAAAATTATCAGTTTGGGAAGCGCCTGACCTCGGCGAAATCATTAAAAAGATTGGAGAATGAAATGATTGACGATCTGGCTCAAAACTGGCTCGACGCCAAAGAAGCGGAGGCCGTCGCGGTCGCTCGCCGCCGCCAGCTTGAAGATAAGCTGGCATCGCTGATCGGTGTTGCCGAAAACATGGAAGGCACCGAAAACGTCGAAACTGACGGCGGGTACAAGATCAAGATCACTGGGCGCATCAACCGCAAGGTCGATGGCAAACGCATCCAGGAAATTGCAGCGGAAGAAGGGCTGGTTGAGCATCTGCCGAGCCTGTTCCGCTGGAAACCGGAGATCAATATGACGGCGTGGAAAAGCGCCGACAAATCGATCACCGAGCCGCTACTCGGCGGCATTACCACCCAGCCCGGTCGGGCTTCATTCGCTATCATAAAGGAATAATTTGATGGGTTTTCTAGAACAGAGTTTCGATATCAAAGACATGCCGGTTGCCGAGGATCGTGATTTCGCGCCGATCCCTGCAGGCTGGTATACCGCCGCAATCGTTGGTGCGGAGAGCAAGACAACCAAAGCGGGGACCGGAAATTACATCGCCGTGCGATTCGATGTAATCGGGCCGGAACATCAGGGTCGCGTTGTTTGGTGCAATCTGAACACGCGAAATCCCAACCCGAAGGCGGAAGAAATCGGTCGCCAACAGCTTGGCGATATTATGCGGGCAATTGGCCTGTCCAAGCTGGAAGATACCGACCAGATGCTCGGCGGCAATCTTTCGATCAAGGTCACGGTCAAGAACGATCCGACCTATGGCCCTGGAAACGAGGTCAAGGCATTCAAAGCGATCGAAGGGTCGACACCGCCTGTTGCGGCACCCGCTGCGACCGCACCGCCAGCCCCGCCTTGGGCGTCTAAATAAAGGAGAGGCCGGGGGTTAATAGCTCCCGGCCATTTTCACATGAAAATCCCTGAACCAATTAATTCAATCGCCAACTTAGTCGACGGACACCATGCCGACCAGCATGACGATCCAAGACTGCATCTTGGCGGCTCCATGCTGGGCCACCCTTGCGACCGCTGGCTCTGGCTCTCATTCCGCTGGGCGGTGCGCGAAAAGTTCCCCGGTCGTATTCGGCGGCTGTTCCGGCGGGGCCGGAATGAAGAGGAAATCGTCGTTGCTGATCTCAAAGCAATCGGCTTGGACATTGGCGAAACCGGGGACGGCCAGAGGTTCCTGAATCTGAACAAGCATGTCGGCGGATCGGTTGATGGCATCATTGAGTCCGGTGTTCCAGGCGCGATCAAGACACGGCATATTCTTGAGATAAAAACGCATAACAAGAAATCGTTTGATGACCTTGAAAAGAAAGGCGTCAAAGACAGCAAGCCCATGCACTGGGCGCAGATGCAGATTTACATGCGAGGGACCAAGATCAACCGCGCACTGTACGTTGCGGTCTGCAAAGACGATGACCGACTTTACACCGAGCGCGTGAAATATGACGAGGAAGCTGCCGGAAATCTACTGGATCGCGGCCACCGGATTGCTTTGACCGAGCGCATCCCCGTGCCAATATCAACCGACGCGAGTTGGTATCAATGCAAATTCTGCGCGGCACATAGCTTTTGCCATGAGCAGCAACTGACGCAGGAGGTCAATTGCCGGACTTGCGCCCATGCCACGCCCGAGAGCGATGGCACTTGGTCTTGCGCCCGCTGGGCCAGAGGCGAAGGAAATCTCATCCCCGGCGACTTCCAGAAGATCGGCTGCGATAGCCATGTGCTGCACCCCGATCTGGTGCCGTGGCCGATCAAGGATTCGAACACGCCGGATGAAGCTGTATATGAAATCAACGGTGCTGACGTTCGCAACGGCGAGGGCGATGCATACGTTTATTCAAGCAAGGAATTGATAGCCGGTGGCGAGGCTTGCGCGGAAATTATGGGAGGGACGGTGAGAAATGAAAATCCTGATAGCATGTGAATATTCCGGCGTCGTTCGAGACGCATTTATAAAGCGCGGACATGATGCCATATCCTGCGACCTGTTGCCGACAGATTCGGATGGGCCTCATCATCAGGGCGATGTGTATGCGATGCTAAGTGATCGCTGGGATTTGATAATCGCGCATCCACCCTGCACTGCGCTGACCGTGGCTGGCAATAAGTGGTATGGCGAGGGCCAGCCAAAATATAGCGAACGTCTGGCGTCAGCTAAATGGACAGAGAATCTCTGGCATAAGTGCAAGTCTGTCGCGCCTTCTGTTTGTTTCGAAAACCCTGTCGGCGTTTTGTCGCGCATGACATCCATGCCAAAGGCTAGCTATGTTCAGCCCTACCAATTCGGCCATCTGGAGCAAAAGAAAACCGGATTATTTCTGCATAACCTCGCGCCACTACACGAAACCAAGAACGTGTATGCGGAAATGATGACGTTACCCAAACGTAAGCGTGAGCGGCTGCACTATCTGCCGCCGTCACCTGACCGCTGGAAACTTCGCAGTCAAACATTCCAGGGCATCGCTGACGCGATGGCGCACCAGTGGCGTTAAGGGATTATCAGCAACGCACCATCGACCAGCTCTACAAATGGTTCAGCGATGGCCGCAAGGGCCATCCATGTATCGAACTTCCGACCGGATCGGGCAAGAGCCATATCGTTGCAGCAATCTGCAAAGATGCGCTGACGCAGTGGCCGGAAACCCGCATCCTTATGATGACGCATGTCAAAGAACTGATCGAACAGAACGCCGAGAAAATGCGCGACCACTGGCCCGATGCGCCACTAGGCATCTATTCGGCGGGTATGCGGCGCCGGGATATTGGCGAGCCGATTACATTTGCCGGCATTCAATCAGTGCGGGATAAAGCAGACCAGATCGGCCATGTTGATCTGGTGCTGATTGATGAATGCCATCTGGTCAGTCACAAGCAGGAAGGCGGATACCGCAAACTGATCATCGACCTGATGCATATTAACCCGTTGATACGAGTAATCGGCCTGACCGCCACGCCATACCGCCTGGGCCACGGGTACATCACCGACGCGCCAGCCCTGTTCGCCGACATCATCAGCCCGGTCAGCATTGAGGAATTGATTTATAAAAAATTCCTCGCACCGCTCCGGTCGAAACTGACCGCGCACCAGCTTTCAGTTGATGGAGTTCATAAGCGCGGCGGCGAATATATAGAGAGCGAACTGCAAGCCGCCGTTGATACAGATAAGAACAACATCGCGACGATCAACGAAGTTATAAGCCTGGCCGGTGATCGCCGGTCGTGGCTGTTTTTCTGCGCTGGCGTTAAACACGCGCATAATGTGGCGGATATTCTCAATGCCCGTGATATCAGTGCGGCTTGTATCGTTGGCGATACGCCGAAAGACGAACGCGAGCGCATTATTGCCGGGTTCAGGCGCGGAGAAATTCAGGCGCTGACAAACGCCAACGTCCTGACAACCGGGTTCGACCATCCCGACCTCGACCTGATTGCCATGCTGCGACCCACATTATCGACCGGGCTTTATGTGCAGATGGCCGGGCGCGGTATGAGGATTAAATCCCATACCGACCATTGCCTCGTTCTGGACTTTGCCGGGGTGGTGCAAACGCACGGCCCCATCACGGCGGTCAATCCAAAGAAGCCGTCAGGTAAAGGCGAGGGCGAAGCACCGGTCAAAGTCTGCGATGCCTGTAACGAACTGAACCACATATCCGCAAAGGAATGCGTGGCTTGCGGCAAGCCATTCCCTCCGCCAAAAGTGCCAAAGCCAAAACTCCATGATGACGATATCATGGGTCTGGATACGACCGAGATGAACGTGACCGATTGGCAATGGCGGCGACATGTCAGCCTCGTCAGCGGCAAGGAAATGCTGATGGTCACTTATTACGGCGCACTCTCAGACAAGCCGGTGAACGAATATCTGACTGTTATGCATGACGGCTATGCAGGGCAGAAAGCAAGAATTCTATTCGCCAGGATATCGAACGGATGCGGGTCCAATGCCGACATGCGCCAAACTGATTTAAACATCGCAGCCGCCGAAATGAACGAATGCGCTCCCCCTGGTGTCATAAAATTCCGCCGGGATGGTAAATTTTACCGCGTCACGGAAAGGAGATGGGAATGAAAACCGAACACGAAGAGCAACGCGAATTCGTGCAATGGATGCGTCAGACACATCCAGATGCCAGGATATTCGCCATCCCCAACGGTGGGCAACGGAGCCGAACGACCGGCGCGAAGCTGAAGGCAGAGGGCGTCAGCGCCGGGGTGCCTGATTTATACATCCCGGCGTGGCGATGCTGGGTTGAGATGAAGCGAGCAAAGGGCGGAACGGTTTCCGGCCCGCAGAAAGATTGGATTTCCTACCTAGAGAGCATCGGCCATACCGTCATAATCGGCCAAGGCTCTGAGAACGCTAAAGAAAAGATAAAGAGTTTACACCTAAGTTTAAATAATATATGATTGATTTTAATGGGGCAACTGGATAGGCCGACCGCCCCGAAACGAGGAGACGACGACATGAAAATTCAGATACCCGCCCAGACCGTCGACGTTGACGCAGCAGCATGGGCCATCGAGTATGGTATCGACATTAACGACGTCCGCGCAGATGTGAAGAGCTACTTCGAGGGCTATCCCGGTCAGATCATCGATGGGCTAGGGCTTCGACCCCGGCAACAGGAGAACAATAATGCTACATAAAATGATGACGGCAGAAGACGAGCGGCGTGAGGAGGTCTGCGGGATTCTGGCCGATTTGACGGAAAATGTCAGGAGTGTCAGACGGGCAATGGATAACCTGATCCTCGGCACCTACCGCGCCGAGAGTGAATTGCCGGTTGGCACATTGGGCGAATTCTGGGATGCTGTAAGAGGCACTCAGGACGAAATCGCCGGGCTGATCGTTCCAGAAGAGGGAAGATGATTAAATTCATCATCATCGTGACAATCGGAATTCTCATCTCCATCGTCTTCGCAGAACTGGCGGCGGGATGCGGGCAGGTCACCTATTTCCCGGATCGAACGTGGGTGTCTAATAAATGTGTTTTAATCCCGTCCGAGAGCGTATATGGTAAATGGGAGTGATGACCTCCCCTGAAACTGGCCCCGCAAAAGTGCGGGGCTTTTTTTATGCCAGCGCCCGCATTCGTTCAATTAAGCGCCCGCTGCGTTCCGGCACTTGACGATGCCATTTCGAGTCAACCATCTCATCTGCGGCGGAATTCCAATCTTCCTTTTCGATAGCGGCCAGAAACTTCTTGAACCCCGCCAAGCGGCTCGCACCGAGATTAAACATCATATTCGCCACGATCAATCTGACCTCGTCGGGCAAATCATTGAATTCCGGGAGCAGCCGGATGCAGTCTCGGAAAGTCCATGACATGTCCTTATCAAACAATTCCATAACCCGCTCCTCACTGACCGGTGCGCCGACTTCCATGTCGAACTCCGGGTCCGATTCCCGGCAGAGGTGACCGATCCCGACAGTTTTCAGCCCCAGGTGATCTTTGTAAATTTTCATCACGCAGCCTTCATCGGCCATGAGTTCCTCGCGCAATTGCTCAATCATTTTTTCTTCTCCTTCTTCCTCGGCGCGACGGCCTTCTCGTAATAAATGATAATCTGTTTCTGCTGCTCTATGAACCGTTTGATTTCCGCCATGTTCAGAGCCAACGTCTCATAGTCGCGGACCGAAATCGCATAAAACAGAAAATCACCGTTCTGTTTCACGAAGCGTTGTTTAAACGCTGCGAGCGTATCTTCCGTGACAACGTAAAAATGGAGGTTGCTCAGAGCTACCGGGCGCGGCCTGTTCTGCGTGGGTATTTTGCGCTCGACCTCCACCGTCTTGATCTCCAGCGGAATTAACTTCTTAAAGCTGGTGCACCCGCTATTTAGCAGGGGCAGGAGGAGGAGGAACAGCACCGGATATCTTCTCCAGTGACCTGAACAATTTCTTCGTGCCATTATTGATCTTCTTTTCTACCAGACCCGGCTTTCTGAGGCTGAGTTTCGCCAGATTATGTTTCCTCAATTTCCCGATCAGCACATCCTTGTAGACGTTGGCTTTGTCGAGCTTTCGCCCAAGCTCTTTATTTAACGCAGAGAACCGGTCACGATCTACGATCATGGCGTTGATCGTGGCATCCTGCATGGCCTTGGCCGTCTCCAGCTTGACGGTGTTTTCCGTCAAAATGCGAATCCGCTCCTGCGTGTCCTTGTAATAATACCACCCGCCATATCCTACGCCGCCTACAAGACCAAGGACGATGATCAACAGGTAGATTTTCAGCATCTACAGGATGCCCTTTTCCTTCAGGATAAAGGCGACTATCGCCGCGACAATTGCGACAAATACCAGCGCGGGTTGACCTATTATAACGCCGACTCCTATGACAATAACGCCAGCCGCTGCCCAAGATGACGGTTCCGCTATTCGAGTTAATATCCATTTCATATCTTCTCTCCTTAATGGTGGTTGTTGGGGAATTAATTTAGTTCTGCCACGATGTCGAGTATCACGATATCTGGTCATTTTCGCAACGAAATTATGATCAAGACCACAACCAGCCCGATGATCAGGACTTCGCCTGGGGTGAAGGAGAGCATCATTCCAGCCCTATTTCTTGGGCGGTGCTTTGTTTGCCATCGCTTGCGCCCCGAAAAATGCCGCCACTATCCCCGCGACGGCAATGAAATACACGCCCGCCATGTCGCCGAGTATCTTCGCGGCGGCGTCAATTCCGCATACAACTGAAACAACAACGCAGACGGGGTAGAGCAGCATCCCAGACAACGCATACCATGCCATGTGGCGCTGGGCGTCTGCCTTCTGGTCGCGGTTTTCCAGGGCGATCATGCGCTCACCGATTGCCATTTCCTCATCACTGACAATGCCGTCGCCGTCGAGATCAAGGTCATTGAACGTCGAGTCTTTTTCTAATTTCTTCTGTGCCATGTCATTTCCTTTTTTTATCTTCAAGCAATTTTTCAAGCTCTTCGATCCGCTTGCCTAGAATAAATAACGTGGTGTGTATCGATCCAGTACCATGTGGTAATAGACGACGTTTCAAGAGATCGATCTCGGCTTCCAGCGCCCATTTCCGAGCGGCGATTTCCTCCGGTGTATTCATTTGAGCAGCGGATTGTTGAGGGCATCGCGCAGCTTCTTGTCCTGACGCCGCTCAAAAACGGTCAGCTTGGCGTCGATACCATTGATCTTGGCATCGAATCTAGTGGAGGCCGACTCCGTAATATCGCGGATGTTTTTCTCGGACTGTCGGGCAGTAGCGGTCACGCGATTAATCTTGGCGTCAAATCTCTCATTTGCGCTCGCGGCAATGCCGCGCATGGTCTTCTCAGCCTGTCGCATCGCCGCGCGGGTTTCTGTATCAAGAGCGCGGGCGCGTTTATCCACGGCGGATATGGCATTTTCGAGGGACGCGGCGTCGGATCGCGTGTCCTGGCGGATATCACGCACGATCTGCTGCACTTCCAGCACCCTATTGCGAACTGATTTCATTTGCTTGGTCACAACGCCCATCTCCTTGGTCATCACCGCCAACTTTTTGTCGAAGCCCGATAGATCAGGGGCAGAATAGCTTTCTATCTTAGACCGCATATTCATATAGTCTTTGTAGAACTCGAAACCCGCCCACAGGCCACCACCCAGCGTCCCGACTAATGGCAGAATTAGCAGCAATTTGCTCCCGCCACCTATTTTTATTCCTTTATACTCGACCTCTGCCATCTACCTGTTCCACTGACTTTCGATCAGCGCGTTATGAGCGCCGTTCGCTTGGCCGAATGCGCGGTATTGGGTGAGAGGGCTAATCATGCTAGGCCCGTCTGGCACGGTTTCCGCGCTGAAGAACGTGGCCGCCGTCGCGTCCTTGATCAGCGGCCCGGTCGCAATTTTTCCTGACAATAAATTCATGACGACCAGCGTTGTGGTTTGAGATGCGGCGCTGTACCTCTGACTAGGCGCGATTTTTTTCACAACCTTCTGAGCAGCCGCACGGACCTTCTGCTGGCGAGTTTGGCGAGGGGCAGCGGGTTGCTCGCGTTCACGCGCAGGAGCCGCCTCGCGTGTTTCTGGTTGCGGTTGTGGCTCTGGTCCCGGCCCCGGCTCTGGTCCCGGTTCCGCCGCCTGTATCTCCGCCTCGACCTCGGCGGTCGCTGCTGCTTCCTCTTGCTCTTGCTCCGGTGGGGGCGGTGGGGCAACCGGCTCAATTGTCGGCGGTGGTGGTGCTGCCGGTGCCTGCGTTTCCAGCGTTGCGATTGTCGTGGCAGGGGGTGGCGGTCCAGCCGTCTGGGATGCCGCGACGGTCTCAGTGGGTGGTGGAGGTGGAGGTGGTGCCAGAGATGCCGTTACGATCTCGGTAGCCTGGGCTATCTGATCCAGGATTTGCTGCTCAACTACAGTTTGATACGAAATTGTAAGACCAGGGCTTGAGAATTTCGGCCCGAAAAAACCAGATTGAAACCCGGCATCAATGCCAAAAAGGCTGAACTCCCCTAGTAGTACGTCGAAACTGTTGGTGCCCACCGTGTCCTGGAATGTAAAATTTTGCAGCCCGCTGAAATCCAGTTCGACCTCACGCTCGAATTTCTCGGCTAAGTCCAGGCCATCGAATAACGAAACCGTCAGGCGAAAAACATCCCGGCAATCGCCTATTTGGGTGAGACTTGTACATGACGCCAGAACAGCATTGGACGGGTGACTGTCCACCGTCACTGAACTGTTTAACGTGAAGCCCTGACGAAGCTCTGCCGTCGTCAACGGAACGCTGAAACTGCTGCTATATGTGCCGCCGCCAGCCGCTGCATTTCCCGTACAGAATTGCCCGGAGGTACAGCCGCTTATCGTATTGCTGGTGGTCGATCCGCTGGTGCTGAATTCAGACAAAGCGGGCAGCACGTTGCCGGTGATGGCCGGTTCTGCGAGCGCGGGCGTGATGAAGAATAATAAGAGAGCAAGCCACCGCATTAATCGCCACCGAAATCTTCTAACTCTGCTGGGTCTGGCGTGGAATCGGCTTCTTTCTTATTCGCCTCGACCTGTGCCGCCACGCGAATGATCGAACCTTCTGGAGATTTATCAGGATCGGCCAGCCATTTTTCCTTCGCCGCATCGCCAATGGCCCCAAGGTAGGGGCATGGGGTTCCTGCCATCCAGAGACCGTTCCAGGCTCGAACATCCTGGCATAAGATACTGATTCCGGCGACCTTTAGGCCCATGCCGTAGACGGACCGGGCTAGGAGAATTCGCTCACAGTTTAAATCTCGCGTGGTAGTACCTCCCGAAATTCCGAACAGGCTTGTCTGTAACGCGCCGCTGGTGCCGGTCTGGCAGATGGTGCTGTTGTTCACAACAATTGACGGGGATGACGCAGTGGGCGGCGTTTTATCGACCACCGTTGAAGATGAAACGGTCGCAGAAGTCACCGTATCGACCGCAGAGGCGGGGAGCGCGTGGAGGAAGATCGCAGCGCATACGATCACTAGTGTCTTTTGAACCATTTCTTCACCGTGGCGGTCTCCCAGAGCCGTATGAGGCTCCATATGACGCTGAGACCCGCTGCCAGCGCGGGGAGCCACTCCACCAGGGTCGCGCCCACGATAGCGAAGGAGGAGATATCAAACGCGGATTTGATCTGGTCGTTCATCAATCTGCCTTTTCGGCAATCACGCGGATGAAAGTGCAGTCCGTTGTACAGGTGATAACGCCCGGCGTGTCGGACGCGGCATCAGGGTCATCAAGAAAAAGTGTGGGTCCAACTACAGCAACACTGTCTAAATCCGCCGTGCCTTCGGTGAGAGCATAGATAATGCGGGGATCGTCCGGGACTGCCGGGAGTTCATCGCCGGGGTCAAGCGATATGAGGCTGGTGACGAGATTCTTGTAAGCCGATGTCACCAGACAGAACCATTCGGTATCGTCTTCCAGCACATCGTGACGCATAATACCTTTGCTGGCAGTCTCGTTGAGACCCCCGGCGATGCGACCAGCGCCTCCCGTATCATCGACAACAACATTTTCCTCGGCGTCGTCCCAGATGCGGAGATTGAAGGAGCCTTTCGTTGTCACCACGGCCCGTTCTTGAGCGGGCGATTGGCTGGCAGCGGGGGTGCCACGGATGAACTGCCCGGTATCTCCGCGCATACGGAATAGCTTTATCCCCTCGCCGTCGAGTAGCAGATCAGTAGATGTAAGAGTGTTATTTTCGGCTATCGTTTGAAGCTCTTTGGACTCGGCAATTACTTTTCGTATCATTATGATGCGCCTCCGCGTCGAGTCCCATTAGCCACCCAAACTACATTAGAATTTCCGACGATGTAGTTACCAGCAGCGCCACCGGCTCCACCGGCACGTCCGCCACAGCCACCGGATGAGCTACCCGTGGCCCCTGTAGAGCCAGCAGCACCACCGCCATCAGCGCCAGCGGCTCCAGCCGAGCCGGAACTGTATTCGCAACCCTTGCCACTTGGGTTGGCACCATTGCCGCCCGCTCCACCAGTGCCGCCAGTGCCGCCGCCTATGGTCCCGATGTTATTAATAAATGTCGGACCGTCAGTGTCCACGGCATGACCCGCAGCACTCCCAGCGCCACCGGTTGACACTGACCCCGCACCGCCCGCACCGCCATCGCCGATGATGGTGCCGTTATTTTCGAGATAGCATGTGTCGTGACCGGTCAGGTTGATAGTCATCGCAGGGGTGCTAGTATTGGTGGCCCCGATGGTCACACCGGACGGCACATCGACAAGCAGGATCGATCCGTCGCCAACGTCTGGGAAGTCAAGATTGGTCACTGCGTCTTCGACCGGCGTGTCACTGTCAGTCGCTGAAATCGTCACCATATGCACCCTAGCAACAGAGGGAAGCATCATCATCATGCATCGTTTCCTACATTAACGGTGTAGCGGATTGTGACGCCGACCAGCCGCGCATCAGCCGAGAAGGTATCCGTTCCGTCATCGGCATCACGGTCTATCTGGAAGTAAGTCATTTTGCCATCGGCTGGAGTGTCTTTAATGGTGACCGCGCTGGTCGCAGCAGACTTCATCAAGTCTCCGGTTGCTGTCAGAGCGTCCAATATGGTCTGACGTGTGCCGAATGAAGCATCAAGGATGCCGTCATCGGCTACGGCTACACCAGCAATCCCCCAAAGGACATTCCCGGAACCACTTGCAGCAGTCCAATAGAACTCGGCGGTGATCGTTCCCTCGTTCCAGCTATTCGGGAACGCGACATTGAATTGCGCGTACTCCGAAGTTGAAGCGTCGAAGTCGAGGGTCCGCGACATGACTTTGTTGGTTGAGCTTTCGTACAATCCAGAAGATGGTCCGTTGGTAACGCGAGGGATCATCGCGCCAGCCGGAATCCAAAGCTCCTTCTCCCCTTGCAACATCGCGCGTTGCGTCAGGTTAGCCGGGGTGATGGCTCTGTCAGTAGCCGTTCCGGTATTGGTCTCGGCATCAGTCGCGATTTCGATTGCGCCGGTCGCTGTCGTGCTGGCTGCTTGTTTGATATTGCCGTAACTGGTCGCCGCGCTGGCAACGTCTGAGAGATTGTTGGCCGCTTCAAGATCGCCACCACCGCTTGCGGCCTCGGTCGCTACGTTCATGACCTCGACTGTATCTGCTGCCGTTGCATAGCAGATAAGCCTGTCACCGGCGGCTGTAGTCAGATTGGCTCCACCGGGAATTTCAATGCCTGAACCGTGGGTGATGGTTAAAACGCCATCGAACTGGAGCATGAAGTAGGCACCCGCCGCCACTGTCATAGCGGCGAAATTCGTCGTTCCGGTCACATCGAAGTAACTGCCGTCCGTATCGATCACCAACGGTGAAGCCGATGGTATGTCGCCGCCTTTAGCCATTTTCAGGGTGTTGGCAATTGTGAGGGTTGTCACACTAGCGGCAGCGGCACTTCCGCCACCAAGCACCCCGTCTAGAGTGCCGGTAAAACCGGTGGCAACTGCCTCTTGTCCGACTAATCCAGCCAGAACATTCGTTGAGTCCGTCACATCAGCAGATGCCTCAATGCCGGATAATTTTGTCTCTTCGGCGCTGGTATACTGTGCAGTGGGGGCAGTGACACCGTTGATAGCGTCTGTCCAAGTCCCGGCCCATCGTACCGAAGTCGTGCCGAGACTATCGGTGCTGTTAGAATCGGAAACTACGTCACCACCGTGAGTTGTGATACCAGTCAACTGGCTGGTTCCAGAGACTTCCAGATTTGCGTTGATATCCGCGAGAGTGGCGTTTAGTTCGATTTCGTCAGTGGCATTAATATCCAGAACGGCGGCTGACGGGGCATTAATGTATTGGCTGGAATCAGAGAATTGAAGCTGCATCGCGCCGTTCAGAAGAAGCCCCGTGTCGTGGACATGAGTTAACGTGACATCTGTGTTTTCGCCAAAGCCCAGAACGGCGGCATCTGAATTCAGCGTCAGGTCATCACCAATCAGGGCATCGCCCGAAACCGTCAGGCTGGAAACAAGCAGAGGGTCAGTCCCACTGATCTGCACTTGCATGATCTGGACGGTGCTGGTGGTGTTCAGGATGCCCATGAACATCTTGCTGGCCGCGTGATTACCGGCGACAAGAGCCGCGCCGTTGTCCTGGAGTGCAATCGCCGTAAGGCCGGATATAGCGACCGTGGTGGCACCCGTGTTGACTGAAGAGCTTGCCATCCAGACGAACCGCTGCCCGGCTGCGTAGGCAGTAATTGCGGGCGAAGGCGATAAAGTTATGGCGTCAGCGGAGCCGCCAGCCGTGCCACACCAGATGAATGCCTCGGCCTGGGCCTGTCCCAGATTAAGGCTGTCAGTCGCTGCGGACCCGGCGGATACCCCGGTTAATTTATGAGTAGCCAGAGGAATATGGGCCGTCACCACCGCCTGTCCGTCAACCGCGATGGATTGGGTCAGAGCCGTCGCGATGTCACTGTTGTTGGCATCGACCTCAGATGACGATATGACCGTCCCACTGACGAAATTAGGGTATGGATTGCTGTACGTTCCTGATCCGTTGCGGGCCATCTATCTTGCTCCTGGGCGTGGTGCTGTTAAATATGCTGCGGCGGGCGTTACCAAGGCACGAGTCATCCCGCCAGCGCGGCTCGTGGCGGTCCGTCCTCTTTTTAATAATTCTATCGCCATCGCCTTTTTTGCGGGGTCTTGCGATAACAACATGCCGCTCAAATGTTTAGCAACAGCCTCTGGTGGGGTCGATAGAGCGTCCGCCATCTTACTGCCAAGTCTCGCAGCAGACCCAGGAGAACCGGCGGCTACCCCAACGGCATCCCCTACAGCACCGGCGGCTTTAGAATAAGTGCTTTCGTCGCTCAACATCGGGGCAGTTCTTGACCCGAAACGAACCGCTGCGTTCGTTTCGGCCATAGCCGCTTCATTCCTAATTGTTTTCTCGAAAGCAGAATATGCTTCCTCGTTACCTCGAAATGCCGCTTTTAATCTTTGCCTTATTAAGTGATTGCCGAATATCCTTTTTGTAACATCAGCGGCATCAGGCGCAGAAAGAACTTTATATCTTAATTCTTCGGCCACGCCGACAAGGAAGGCTTCATGCTCATGGTCGCCCATTTCTTTTATTGTTCTAATACTGACACTCTTTGGCGATGAAATAAACTTTGCCCCCAATTCCGCGCTTTCAAGAGCAGCAGAATGTCCAGCATATTCAGAACGAGCATTCTTGTATAAGCTAATTCCTTGTTCATTCTTTGGTGAAATCTCATCGATATGTTGTCTGAATTCATCCCGTTTTGCTTGTAATGCAGCGCCAAGTTTATTCTTTCCAGCACGGAATGCCTCACTCACCTTGTCATCTAGACTTTGCTTAATGTAGTCGAGCGTTCTCATATTCGGTTTAAGAAACGCAACCCCCTCATCTAATTTTTGACTCAGTGGCGTTAATATATGATTGTTTACCTTGGCGATATCTCTCGCAGATTCATAAGCTTCCTTAATGGCGTCATTCTGGAAAAAGCCTTTTAATTTATCTGTCAATGGTACTTCGGCCTCGTACAATTCTCCATAATTCTTATTTGCCGATGTTTGGCGTAATTTTGTGGTGTTAACCAGATAATCGTCTAATGGTATATCCGCCACATTCTTATCTATAGATGCCGCAACCCTTGGCCCTTGGTCGAGGTGTCTAGTCTCTAGCATTTTCTGAGTAGATTTACCCCCAAATTTAGTACCAGTGAACCGGGCCAAGTCTTTTGTGGATTGCTCCCCTACATCAGCAACAACACCTAGGGGACCAATATCATCTAGACCGCTTCGCAGCGTCCCGCTTGTCATCGCGTCTTCGGCTGCTGTATTTCTGAAAAGTCCCTCTGCTTGCCTTCTGGAGCCGCCAGGGATCATACCTCTTATTGGGGATATAAGTTTGCCCGCCCCGGCCATAGCTACCGGCAACACACCACCGGTCGCCGCGCCTAATGCTGCCCCCGTGGCGGCAGGGAGTATTCTGTCAGTGACGCCGCCCTCGGCCATCCCGGCCCCGGTTGCGCCCCCCACGACCGCACCAACCCCCGCTCCCCTGGCTGCTTTCGCACCCATGCTAAGACCCTTCGCCGCCAGCGCCCTGCCACCACCGGCAAGTCCTGTTAATAGCCCACCACCGATTTGCATTGCGAGCGCAGACTTGGGATTTTGAGTCTCAAACGCTTTATTCTGAGCGCGGGCGTATTCTATCCCTTCGTTCACTGCATCGCTGTATGATTTTCCGGATGTAGCAGCCTCGTAAATGCCACGGAAAGCACCCTCTATTTCGTCACCGAACCCAAATGCAAGACCTTGGCCCAAGGTCTGCCGCGCGACATTCGCGGCTGACCAATTAGAATCAGTCGCCCTTTCTTGTTCTTGTTCTTGTTTTTGTTCAGCCTGAACTCGTTCAAGGTATTCTTTCTGTGCTTTGTTCATTGGCCCCTCCCCAACCTAGTATATTTCACTCGTTGTTCTTTGGTCATGTTATACCAAACTTTAGGATCGAAACCTTTTGGTGGTTTCATAGGGGGTGTCCAAAGGGGACCGTAAATTTTACGCGCTTTAAGCATGGCATCATCGAGTTCTTTTCTCCCCATATTTGGATTCTTACTGTAAGCCTCTCTAACGGCCCCGGCTTCGGCTTTCATTCTTTCGGCAACAGAGCGAGAGAGGTTTAATATCATCTCGTTGCCTTCCTTAGTATTTGCTAGACTTGCACTAGCCCGTTTAAAGGCCTCCATTTCTTTTTCCGATATAGCACCTTTTGTATTACTAATACGTTGAAGGATAAAATCCATTCCTTTAGCTCGCATTGCTTCCGCATTTGCGATATCGGTCTTGTCGAAAGTGAACCCGAAATTATTAGAGAATTTCTTAAATTCTAATCCCCACTCAGCAAGCGAACCAGAGTCTACATTCTGCACCAAGTTCCACATTTGATTGACATTGCCAATAATCTCGTCAGCTTCGTCTAGTTTTGCCATAGAGACACTGTATCTTTTCTCTCTACCCTCAAAGAGACTCTTCTTTCGTGCTGCTCCTGGGTCGAATACCTTAGTTGGTGGAGCGGCCTCGCCAAGAATCCGTTCGACCCCCGCTTGGTTTATTTGCTTGCGGGAGTATCCTGTCGAGGAATTCTTATCTGCAACCACAAACGGCGTTCCATATTTGTCGATCTTCCGTTCTCTATATTTTGCCTCAATACTTTTTTTCTTCTCATAATCTTCCATACCCCGAGACCGCTCCAACTCTGCCGCTTCCCTGGCCTGCCTCTGACGATATTCGTCATGCGTAAGGGCCAACAGCATTCCCCGGCCCGCTGGTGTCTTAGGAACAGCCCCAGCCCTCACAGCAGACATTCCGCCCGGTCTTTCAGATGCGGCCTGGGCTTGACTACGGAAGTCCTCATATGTTGCGTCTATTTCGCCGTCCGTTTCCGAATCGAACACAGCATCATATGCCCTCTGCCCGCCGGGCCTCGTAAGAGCCGATATCATGCCCTGCATTTCCGCTTCTGCCGCTGCTTCTTTGTCCTTCTCTTCCTGCGACTGCCAAGCCTTCAACGCTGCTTCGGCCAGCGTAGCAAGCCCCCCCACAACATGAGAGGCGGTATTAAGCGGCACTTTAGAAACCGGGGGGCGCCTTCTTTGCGGAGCCGCAACAAGCAGAGGTTTCGCAGACGCAGCTTCCTTATAGAATTTAACCGGATTAAATATTGGACGTGGTGCCATCCCTAAATCCTTTAATATCGGCTCAGATACGAATAATTAGTCGGTGGTGCCGGTGCCGCCGGTGGCGGTCTGTAGTCCTGATAGTCTGTGTATGATGTCCAATCTGAGGCTCCCTCTCTCGACGCATCACCCCTTTCTTTGGCCCACTTCATAAGAGCTTCCTTCAAGGGTAAGAGACGATCCGGCCCCTTCTTGGGTGATACCGACTTTGCCCCGCGGCTGTCTATCTCTTCGAACTCTCCCATCAGTGCCCTACGCATATCATCGCGGTAGGGATAAAGTTTAATCGATTTATATCTCTCGGTCGCTAATGACATCTCAAAACCCCTCCGCGTAATATTTCACGGCGTTGGAAACAGCGGTATTAACAAGCGCGATATTGGGAGCCAGGGAATCATAGAAATCCGGGTATCGGTCTTTCGTGTACGACACCCTCGCCGCTCCGGTCTTGCCCATATACGCCGTGCAGCACCAGCAATCCAGACTATCGCTGTCGCCACTGATGGAATAATGGTCCGGAAGTTTTATCTGGTGATCCGCGATATATTCAAAGACATCCTCATCCGTCCAGTTCCAGAGCGGGGAATGGTAATAAATCCCGTTATCATCAACATACCCGTCAGGAACGCCGACCTTTGAGTCACACTCCTTCGACCCCCGAATAACATATTTTATATCGTTGTCGAGCAACGCCTGATTCATCGGGGTCCAGATGTTCGCCGCGCAGCAAGTGGCGTATGGAATAAGTGTCGCGCCGAAGTCGGCCTTGGACATCGTTTGCATAAATGGTGTCGAGTCCCACGGGATAATATCAGCCGCCAATCCGTTAGCTTTCTGCCAATCCATAACGCTATTTTCGGGCCGCGCTATAATCAAGGGGACGCCGAATTCCTTACAGGTTTCCGACACGAAATCCTCAACGTGAGGAAACGCACCGCCCGTATTCGTGAAAAGAGCCTGTACATCATCAACATCCTTGAAAAGATGAAGGCAGACAATGCTGTCTTTTCCGCCAGAGAATTGGACGACTTTCTTCATTAGAATGCTATCGCAGCCGCCGCTATGGTCGCAACCCCGCCGATCATGGCAGAGGTGTTGGCACTCTGCGTCGCGGCTTTCGCATTAGCTGCACTGACCTGAGAAGCGTAGTTACTCGACACCAATCCGGCATAATCGGTATTGGCTATCCCCGTCTGAGGCGATGCCCCGAATTGCGGATTCATAATCTGATTGCCGGACATAAGCGCCGCTGTTTCATTCAGCGGCAGATTCCTGAGATAGGCGGATTCCTCAATGGCGCGTTGTCGTGCAGCCTGGTCAAGGCCGAATAGCCCTTGCTCCATACCGTAGATTTGCTGCTGTTCAGCGAGGGGAATCGCTCTCTGGGTCAGAGCCTCCTGGATTGAACGGTCCCTCTGAGCAGCCTGCGCGTTGAACGATAACTGCTGCATTTGCTGAATTTGGGCCTGCTCTTGCGCCGGTATTCCCCTTTGCAGCAACTGCTCCTGAACAGACCTATCCCTGGCCGCTGAAGATGCATCGAATTCAGCACCCCGGAGTGCTTGAAGTTCAGCGGCTTCCTGGATCGGTATTCCTCTCTCGGTCAGACGTTCGCCCGCAGCGTCCGCTCTCGCCTGTCCCTGAAGACCCGAAAGCTGACCCTGATAACCAAGAAGCTGCCCCTGCTCGGCCCCCGGCAAAGCGCGGAGATAATTCTCCTCTGCAATCGCGTTTTGTCGCGCGGACGTTCCTAATCCGAAAAGGCGCGACTGTTCTGCGCCACCGGCCTGGATCGCAGCATTCTGGGCGGTTTGATAAGCGTCAGTCCGGCCTCTATAGAAATCATCCATCGCGCCGGAAAACGCCTGTGTCCCGCGAGCAATGCCGGAATTGGCGAGCTTGGTCTCCATTTCCTGCATTTCGCCGGCAAACTTCGGATCAAGCCTTGACGCATATTGTCCATAAACCGAATCAATAACTTGCTGGCGAGCCGCAGAATCGGCAGCAGGGGCGGCAGGGGCGGCAGAGTAGTCAAAAGGAGTGCCATAGGCGTCGGTTGCGGTCTGGACCGCACTCTCCGCACCCGCCGTCCCGAATGAGGCGGGGAGTCCGGCATAATTGAACGGCTGGTCCATGCCAGCCTCGGCTCTGTTTGCCGCCTCTGTTATCTCGCTGGTTGATGGAGCGGTGCCGCCTAAATCGAATGGAGTTTCGATAGACCCTGCGGCAGCAGCAGCAGCGCCGGTTACCCCGGCGGCAGAGGGCGCATCAGGGCGACCCACATAGTCGAAATCGCTCCCGACAGCCTGTCTGGCGCGATCAGCAGCGGTGCGAACGCCAGCCGTGGTGCCGGGATCGACGAGTCCTTCGTAAGTGAAAGGGTCTTCCAGAGCAGTTCCGACGCGCCCGACTTGAGAAACAGCGACATCATTCAACGCATTTATGACAGCGTTCTGCTTGTCAACAATCGACTGTTGTGCCGGGTCGAGCGTGGTTGTACGAGCATATTGCTGAATGCCGTCTTCGACTTCGCCTCTTTTTGTATATAACGAAGACCCGTAAGGAGTATATTCGTCAATCATATTCAGCTTCGCCTGGGCGATAGCTGTTTCCTTGTTTGCAGCAGCCTGCGCGGCAGCGGTCTTCGCTGGATCAGGAGGGGGTGGCGGTGATGGTGCTGATTTACCCATTTATCCATTTCTCCGCATTTTCAGGGTACAGGCCATATGTACACGCTGATGTGCCGTCTTTGGCCGCGTATGGGTGGACTCCCTCTAACATGAAGCCCAGGCCCGTCATGAACTTTCGGGCCTTCTTGTTCGATTTCGTGGTGATTGCTGTCATCCGCTTAACGCCCAGTTGGATAAACGGGTAAGAAAGGATTCCCCGTATATTTCCCGGCGTGGCCCATCTGTTACTTTGGGTCGCGGTCACAAGAGTAATTTCAATGTCATTTTGCCGATAATTGTGGAAGATAGCAACCCCCACGATATCGCCGTCATCTGAAGACATCCCGATTGCCGTCAGCGGCCTTGAAAGCGGAGCGCAATCAGGGAAATGCTCCTCTGCCCACGCCGCTAATTCATCATCACGGCCACAGACCAATGCTGTCACAAGGGACTCCCCTGCTGCCAGATCATATCGTAGGCAGTGAATGACAACGTGATGGAATTCGTATTCCCGCGAATTGTGGGAGAGGCACAATCTCCTATGCCCAAAACGGTCGTCCACGCGGCAGTCGTGATCGTGTCAGCCCAATACGACTCATCCCACTTTGAAACGTCCCATGTCGCAGCGGCAAGTTCCGGGGTGGTCGGAATATTCGTCGGATTGATATTCGAGAAATCAAGATTCAAATCGACAGCGAATGCGGGCGCTCCATTCGTCGTGAAATGGGGTCTGCACAGCGTGAAAATCTTCTGGCTTCCCCTCGACCCGTAATAAGAAAACGCCGGTCGTATTTTCCAATCTATATTGGCGGAATTATCGCTGACCCCGGTATCAGCCTTGTATATCACGCCACCATCTTGTGCGCCGAAATACAGATCACCATTGAATAATGACCAGCAGGCGGCATTCTGCCCTGTGAATTTACACCACGCCCCCGTCTGGGTATTGACGATATATTGCACGGATTCCGTGGTGGATAGAGGGATATTAAAAAGAGAATACGAACCTTGAGGATAATGGATAGATTGCCATCCAAAGACCGTCGAATACGCCCTGGAAGATGCCAGGAATTCATTCTGGATATTTGTAGTAACTGCCTGCCCGAGACTGCCAACCTGATCAATCGGCAGGAAAGTGGCTAGAGATATCGCGCCGTCCTGGGTCGTTACAATAAGATCGGCCCCGACTTTCTCAATGCATCGACGCCCGATTGGCTTTCCGATGTTAAATACGCCGACAAGATTCCAGGCATCCGCGCTAGACGGATCATTTCCAGAATATATGATGCACTCGCCTTCACTGGTGATGGCGACGAATAGATCATCCGGCCCGGCACCGCCGTCGCGCGTCCACGATCCAATGGCCTGGAGATAACCGCCTTTCCTGCATATGCCGCCTATATCGAATGTGGCGACGGTTCCAGCCACCGAAACCACCGGCAAATAGCCGAAAATCAGACTGTCATTGAAGACGAAAAACAGGCGTCTTTGATGGGTTGCGACATGGACGATATCTGTCGCCGTGACGCTCGCCAGACTCGGAGTTGTGAAAGCACTGCCGTTATAATAAATCGGGGCGTCCGCGCCGTTGACCATGAACAGGAAATTACCGCCGGATGTGCCAAACATCGTTGTTTGCCATCTGGCGTTCGATTTACCCGTCGCGATGGATGTAGAGGCACCTTCGGCGGAAGAATCATAGATCACCGATCCAGCCGCAGATAACAGTTTCCGGGTAACCGGACCGGCATACTCCACCAGAGTCTCGACAGCCGCTGACCCGTTGCCGGTTGAGTGGGACAGAAAACCGGACCTGAGATCGCAGCTTGTCAGATTCGGGAATATATTCTCCAACTCGACCGCGAAATCTTCCGGCATATTTGCCAGAGAATCTCGCACGTTCCAGCCCCGGACAGGTGCCGGAATACTCCCACTTTGGGAGGTTCCGGTCTTTCTGGAATTGTCGAGGAGAGGCTGGAGCATTTACTTAATATCCCAGACCTTGACCACTCAACACGCCCCTCATGCGGCGTCGGTTTTCTTCCTCCGGGAGGATGCCTCCTATTCCAGACGAAGAGCCGAGAGTTGCACCTGGAATATTAGGAGAAGCGCCCATTTGCCCAAGAGGCAGACCGCGAGTAGGAACATCTATAGAACCAGTAAAACCAGTATCGCCTATTGAGCCACTACCTTCAGCGCCCTGAATCGCCTCTATTATTGCCGTGAATTTTGCCGCTTCATCACCTGTAATAGGAATACCAAGCTCGTGCGTAAATTCTTGAAACACTCTCGGTGTCAGTTGTCCCGGTGTCATTTGCCCCGGAATTTCTTCTGGAAAGTCATACATAACATTACCCTTTCTTGATGAAACGCCAAATGGCTGGCGATGTGCCGCCGAAGAACTTCTCATAATCATCGCCTAGAATTTGTTCTCCGTAGGAACCACTATCGAACGGCTCCATATAATAATCCAGATCGAACCCGATGGAAGCCGATTCCATATGCTCTCTGGGCCATACGGTATAGCTTACGTCTTCCATAATCTTATTATTCCCTGATTTCCTGATCATGTCATATATGAAAAGTATGCCCCCCGGCCTGAGAATCCTACGCGCTTCAGCCATTGCCTCGGCTTGGTCTTCGTGGCCGATTGAGAAACAGAAAAGAACCGCATCGAATGACCCATCGGGTTCCGGGACATTCAGGAAATTACATGCATATTGCTGCATTGCCGGGTCTGCATAGAGAAGCTGCGCTTCGCTTATATTCACCAAACAAAAAGAAAGGTCGGGACGTAACTGCTTGAAAGTCCGCGCCACCTCGCCAATCCCGCATCCTAAATCCGCCACCCTCGCACCGAAGGGCAACTCGGCCCATCTCTCCAATCGTTTAAGATGATCGAACTCACCGTCGGCGAAACGATGTATCTGCAAAACTCTGATGTTCTTTTTCACAAAGTCGTCAGTAACGGCAGCGAGTTGATCCAGATTTATCACCAATCGCCCCTTTCAAAGTATCTCATCTTCACTTCTTCAGGTCTGAAAAAGTCGTCTATAACATCAGCCGCCACATCCGTATCGTATTCCTTACAACTGAAAATATCGATGTAACAATCACCGGTTTTGTCTGAAAAATGCCCGGTGATATTGCTGGTTTCGATCATCTGGCAGAAGCTGTATCCAGCCGCATCCGCGTCATGTGTCGCAAAGTGAGCGATCATCGGTTCACCATACGATTTCATATCGATAGCCGAGACGATTTCATTGATAAATTCCCGGATATTTTCCTCACTTGTTACCCTCTCAATCGGGCAGGATTGGCAATCGAACAGCGCATGGTATCCCCATGACACTATGCCCAACTGCCCTCTGGGATATAGACTCCCCTTGCGGCAGTGTTACCGGAAATCATGTCAAGAACTTTCCTACCACCCGCGCGTGAGGTTTCGTTCGCCAGCTTCTGCTCGTAGGAGCGGAAATCTTCCGAATAGTCCAACCCGTTCTTTTTCTTGAATCTCCAGACAACACCCAATTCCATGAGATTCTCGTCTAGAACACCGACATCCGTATCCGCCGCCCACGCCGATTGATTCGTACCCCCGGCAGATTGACAGAAATATGTGGACTGATATTCAAACACCCATGTATTGCCCGCAGAGGGCGCTGGGTAGGCGTAGAGCTTCCCGCCGAATATCCTGTAGCTGGGGTAAGGCCCGGTCGCTGTGCGGGCCTTTAAAGCCTGCCACTCAATAGGCGACAACGGCCCGGTCACCGGCTGCGTCAACGTCCGGTCCCAGAACGTCGAACTGGTGATGTAGGAAAAGCCCGGCGCAAGCGTTGTCATGACGCCCTGGAGTTCCGCCGCGAGGCTGGTGTGAGTGACTTCGATCTGGGTCGCAGGCCATGAATAACGGTCTAGCACTTCCCGCCCTTCGGTCTGCGCCAGGGACAGCAAAGTCCTGATATTCTGGTCAACCGAAGCGATCACAACAGACGGGCGCGTCAAACCAATTGTATCGGATGCGTTCTGGACAATGGTTAAAAGCGTCATCTATTCCTCTTTTCTCGGCCTGCCACGCTTTTTAGGGGCATTCTCAAGACGCTCCAGCAAATCTTCGATCTGGCGGTCTTTCTTGTTAATAGCCTCGACCAGGGATTCCATTTTGATCTTCAGCGATGCCACTTCTTCTGAAGCCTTATTGCTCTCAGCAGAGTCCAGATAGGATTTCGCCTTCTCGACCATCGCAACGCCGCCCATGCCCAGTTTACGGATTGTATCGGCGTTGGCCGAAGCTAAATCCTGAATGGTGCGAATTGTGGCGTTTTGGCATGTTTTCAACTGCGCGGGCGTCACGCCCGGCCAGTTCTTCAAATCAGTTCCGTTCACGGGAGCCTCGCGGCCCTCTTTCCACGCTTCATATGCGGTGAAAGCGAACGGCGATGGCGGTTTGCGCCGGTTGTCGCCGTGTCGCCACTCATGGAGTAATGAGTCTGTGATCTGCTTATCGACCACCAATCCGCCGCCCGGCATCGTGATGATAGCGAATTCGACATCCTTGAAAATCGGCATTCCTTGAGCAATGGTCTGCTCACGG